CTCTAATGGAAAAAAATTTTCCTGATATAGAGATTTATCTTTCCAGCAAAGACGACATGACATATTTATTCAGAAATGAACCAAGAACATTATCTAAAACTGATTTATTGGAAAATAAAAAACAATTCGCTTATATTAATGAGATAAGTTACAATGGTAAAAATCATCCAATTGAAAAATTTATGGAAGATTCAGAAATAAAAATAGAACCAATTGTCAGCGAGGTTTCTAATTTCGGTAAAGCCGTTTTATTTTCACAAGGATCTTATCCAAACAAAAAACTTTGTTATAACAAAATAAAATCAATCATTAATTATGTTGAGTCAAGAAACTGTAAAGTCGATATTAATCAACCATTTGAAAATTATTCTTGGGTAATTGGAATAGAAAATGAACAAGTTTACGAAGCAGCCGCTTTAGGGAAAAAAATTACATTAATTCCAACTGGAATTGGTGAAAATTTATTTAAGATGATGTTTCCATGCACAGAAATATTAAATATAGATTAACTAATGAAGTTATCGTGCATAAATATATAAGAGGTAGGGATCGTTCCTTATAAAACTCCAAGGAGAAAAATGAGCGTATTCAGAGTAAAATTAAATAACACACAACAAGGTGTTTTGGATTTAAATCCTGCGACTACAGCAGTATTCGCAACATCCATTCAGCGCACTGTATATGTTACAGGCCCCAAGAAAATATATCGAAAATTGACTGATGGTGAAACATTTACTGATTGCAATTATTGGAAAAAATTTGCTTACCCTCAAGCTTCCTATGATCAAGCATTCATTGAAGTTGTTACAGATGATGGATCGATTTATAGTGAAATTGAAGAAGAAAATAATTACCCAAGTGTTTACACTATATCTGTAAATGATGGAACTGCTTTTGCAGCTAACGAAGCTGATATAATTGGCGATTATGGCTCACCTGCTAACTTTGTTCAGATTAATTCAACAGATGCTAGCGGTGGCGACATTCGTGTAAAGCTTAATGGTTTAGCTGGAGCTATATTTGATCTCAAGGCTGGAGACACTCAAGTTTTCAATTACGGCGACCTTGCAGTAACCAAATTGAATTTTGACAACGACAGTGGCAACGATCAAAGTGTTCAAATTATTGTTTCCATTAAATCTACCTGCCAAAGCTAATCATTTTATAAATTAAAAAAATAAACCCAGTTAGTCTCTGACTGGGTTTAACTATTTTAATTTATGATAATTGGTAATATGTCTTTGAAAAAATTTGCTGAACAGCGAAATAACATTTTATTTATTTCAGACTGGGGAGGCCTTGGCGATGTAATTATTCACAGAATGCTTTTTCACGATGTGAAAAAAATTATTCAAGACGCCAAAATACATTTTTGCTGTTTACCTCAATATGCAGATGTCGTTGCAGATCACCCTTATATTGATCGTATTTTAAGTCCATCGGAAGTTAAAAAAGAAGACTACATAGTTTTTTACCAAACCGATGTAAAAATAGCCAATAAATACGAAACAAATAAAGGATCAGAATGCACTAGAAATCGTGCTGAAGTATGGTCACTCTATTGTGGATTTGAAATTGAAGATCACGAATTGCACTTCAATCTTAATGATAAAATAAAAGAACAATATAAAGAAAAAATTGAAAAATTCAGAATAAAAAAAGACCGCCCAATTATTATTTTTTCACCAAAATCAGCAATTAGTACAAAATCTCTTTTGCCAAAACACATAGAAAAAATTGCAAAGTATTTAGAAGATTATAATGTAATTGTTTTAGAGAAAAATCAAAATGATGAAATGAAAAATTTAGGAATTCAAACAATTTGCAATACGACCTTATTTGATTGGATTTATTATACATCTGTATCTGATTATGTCATATCAGTTGACACTTCGACATTTCATTTGGCTGGTGGATTAAAGAAACCATTACTTGGAATATTTACGTTTGCAAATGGTAAAACATATGGTAAGTATTATGACTTTGTTTTGGTTCAAAAACATAAAGACAATGGTGATTGGGATTGTGGACCATGTTATAATTTTAAGTTATGCCCAAAAACAAACAAAGAATTAAAGCCATGTTTGACGGAATTGAGTTTTAACTCAATAGAAACTGGTATCAGAGAAATGTTCAATAAATGGCCATGGAATAATAAGATTAGTTTAGGTGTTATTGATTAATTTTTATATTTATAAAACTAACTATAATGTTGATAAAGGTATGTTTGGAGGAAACTTGGCTAACTTATTGAAGCCAAATAGTGTTAAGGTTATTGCTGATGATGGTGAGTTGCACATCACAATAGCACTTGAATTAAACATTAATTTGAATAGCGAAAATTTAAAAACATCAGATGCTTTATTTGTTTCTAATGAATCATCTATTGTTAAAAAATCTAATGTAGAAACAAAAGAAAACAGTCCCAATTGGGAGATTCCTGATTTTGGTCCTACACCTAAATTTGAATTTGGAAAGAAATCATAAGGAGTAATCAAATGGCTTGTTCAATGGACGTTGGAACTTACAATCTTGTTTTTTGTCGTAGAAATGAAGAAGGAAACTTTACTTATAATCGTCAAGTAAATGCTTTTCTTGAAATGCCTTTGGAAAACAGGTTTGTTTTTGACATGATGAAACAAGCTGGAGTTCCACTGATTGAACTTGAAAAAAGAGCATACGCACTTGGTGAAGCAGCAGTTGAAATGACTTATACAATGAGCGCATTGGAACTCAAACGCCCAATGACTCACGGATGTGTTAATCCAAAAGAAAAAGATGCTTTTCAAATCATGAGCATCATGATGCACAACTTGATTGAAGGTGTTAAAAAAGACGGCGAAATATTGTATTATTGTGTTCCAGCTAATGCCGTTAATCAAGACACCGATGCTGATTATCATCAGAGAATTCTACAAGCAATTTTCAATGCTTATAAAAATGAAACAGGATATAGAGTAGATGCTCATCCAATTAACGAAGCCTTAGCATTGGTTTATGCAGAACTTGGTAAGAAGGCATTCACGGGTATTGCCGCAAGTTTTGGAGCAGGAATGATAAATGTTTGCTATGCAATGTACGGCAGTCCTGTCTTTAGCTTCGCAATTGTTAACTCAGGAGACTGGATTGATCGTCAGGCAGCTAAAGCTACTGGCGAAAGCATTTCATTTATCAATAAAGAAAAAACTAAAATAGATTTATCTAAATCTCCTAATAATCTTATTGAAAGAGCAATTCATACTCAGTATAGGCTTATGATTGAGCATACTGTTAATGGACTTAAAAAAGGATTCTCAGACATCAATAAATCTGTCAGGACTGATGGTGAAATTGATGTGGTAATCGCTGGTGGAACCAGTTCTCCTAATGGATTTACAGAAATATTTAAGGAAACCCTTGGCGGGGTTGAATTGCCAATAAAAATTGGCAATGTCATCAAGCCTGCTGACCCATTGTACTCGGTTAGCAGAGGATGCTTGATAGCCGCAGAATCCTCATCGAAGTGAAAAGAAAGGCAAAGAATGAAATATAATCAGAGGAGCGTCAGCGACTTAGGTGCTGCCGCTTACCTTCTAATGCATGATTTGAAGGTTGTTGGAAGAAAAGGCAGGGACATTTTTTTTGTCGTTGACCCAAAACATGCAGTTGAACATTTTGATCAACTTACACTTGATTATCTATCAAGTGAATTCCATCGATTCGATGCTTGTATCATGAGCTTAAAGAAAATTGGCGAATACAATTTCAATCCACAAAATTATCGTTTTGTAACTGATCTTGGCGCTGCCGCTTATATTCTTATGCACAAATATAAAGTTGTTGGCAAACGTGGTAAAGCAATTTACTTTGAAGTCGATGATGTGGTTGCAGACAAATTTGACGAAATAGCATTAGAATACATTTCAAGTGATTTTCATCGCTTTGATTCTTGTTTAATGTCATTGAAAAAAATTGGCGAGTATATTAGCGAACAATCTTGAAAAAATTAATATATAATTATAAGGAGCTAATTATATGTTGACCTTTGATGAATTTCGTGGCATTTATAAAGAAGATGCCACGATTGGACCAGATATTTCAAAAATTATTGACCAAATGGTTGATGATTGGGCTGGTGAATTAAAAAGAGAAATAATCACAGGCGCAAAACCAGCCAAAAGAGGCATGTGGGACCGATTCAAGAATCTTCTTTCTAATGTTTGGTATGGTAGACATAATCCAGACAATCCATACCAATGGATAAATAAATATGGTGATGTTTTAGGACAAAGTGTTCCTAAAACAGAAGGAATAAGAGAAGAAACATTACAACTTTCACTCAATGATTATAAAAATTTGCGTGAAGTCTGTGAAAATCTTGAAAACCAAATCAATGAAGAAAATCTCCCAGAAGGAACTCCAAATCTCAGAATTATTCAAATAATTGATAGTCACGCAAATATTCTCAAGCAAAAATTAAAAGATATATTTGCTAAAGAACCAGATAAAAAATATGAAATGCCAAAAATTAGCTACTCGCTCACCCCAGAAGAAGAAAAAATTGTCCGTCCTAAAAATATAAAACCAATTATCATTGACAACGAAAAAGAAAAAGAAAAAGAAAAAGAAAAAGAAAAAGAAAAACCGCCAAGCACAAAGGCAAATCCTAAGGTAAATCCTGCTGATTTAGAACCCAAATTTGACTACGCAAAGCCACCAACTAAAGAAAAACAATGGCATGAATTAACAACTCAAGAAAAAGATGCATGGAACATCTATGGCGGCGGAGTTTCAGAAAGAAGTGCAAGAATTGGATCTCTTGCTGCACAACATGGCGTTGATTATCCAATGATTTTAAGATTGGGTGATCCAAGAATAGAAATGCTAAAAAGAATTTTACCAACACAAAAAAATAAAAATAAATCTGTTTATGATCATTTAAAAGATCATTTAAGAATTGAATTAGAAAACGATCCAATTTTATCAAGAAGAGAACTTGAAAAAAGAGTTGATGCACTGAAAAAACAAAGACAAAGGGAGCCTTTAAGTACTGGTAATTTCCCTGTATTTAGCAATAAACTTAAATATATAAACAGATTTAGACAGCCTATGGAGCCAAAAGATTCTAAAGAATCTGACTCTAAAGAATCTGACTCTAAAAATACAAGTCCAGAAATAAGAACAAGAAGTTCATTTAGGCCAACAGAAGAGCCATCAAAGAAGGCGCAAGAAGAGCCATCAAAGAAGGCGCAAGAAGAGCCATCAAAGAAGGCGCAAGAAGAGCCATCAAAGAAGGCGCAAGAAGAGCCATCAAAGAAGGCGCAAGAAGAGCCATCAAAGAAGGCGCAAGAAGAACCAGCAAAGAAAGCGCAAGAAGAACCAGCAAAGAAGGCGCAAGAAAAAACATCAAAGAATGCAAAAGAAGAAATGGAAAAAATAGAATCTAGAAAGAAGAGGCATCTTGATTCAATAGCAGATGATTTAATTTATCATAAAATGATGACTGATGAATTAAACGATCTCAGGATGAAATTTCCAGATTCACAAAAAGAAATTTTGTCAAAAATCAAATCAGTAATAAAAAACAATCTTAATAATTCAAACTTTTTCCAATCAACAATAGACAAATATAAAGAAAAAATCGATAAAGCAGATTCATTCAAAGATATTCATGAAATTATTCAAGGCGTTATTCATAAAATTGATTTAGAGGAAGAAGAAGAAGAAAAAAGAGAATCATTTTATTTAAAAATGACGCCAAAAAATTTCGCTAAAAATATCGTAATGAAATTTAGAAATAATTGTCATGGCTGATTTTTGCCAACCATTTTCTTATTGAATTCTTGTGCTTGTTTGGACAATTGAGATAACATGGCTGGATTTATGTATGTGCTTTCTGGATCTACTCCAAGAATAGTTGGTGGTGGTTCTGATTTTACAGGTGGATTTTTAATCTCTTTTATAATTTCATCATAATCGGGATCTGTTTCCCTGATAACTTGCTCTTCCATAATTCCGACCACAAACTGCATGGCATAAAAATTATTACAACCTGTAATATGGTGCTTGGTGAATATTCCTTCTTCTTCAATTAATTCAACAATGCCAGTAAAAAAATCAGCAAACTGATGATCTTGTAGATTATTTTTGCCAATACCAACAGTCAATACTGTGCAAATTTTGCCAGTGAATTGTTCTTGTAGCTTTTTAATTAATGTAGTTTTCATTTTTTAAGTAAATATCCAATGCTAAATCTATCGGTTTCTGAAAAAACGCTATGCCACAAATGTTCATCGCCAATTTTGAACATTCTTAAATTCCATCCAGATTTATCCCAAGATGTTATAATCTCTCCTGTGTTGATATCTCTGAAGCGAAAAAACGATTTATCCTTTTCTTTTGCATAGGTGCAATATATTCTATATCCTTTGCTATTACTGTTTGTGTGCCATCCCATAAATCCATTCACAGGATACCAAATCCTACCACTTAAACCAAAATCTTTAATTCCTTTTTGATCAATTATTCCTTTATTTTTAACAAATTTATAAAATATTTTACTTAAAAATTCAATGTTAATATTGTTGAATTTATAAAGATTGCAATCAGTCGTTGCTACATCACGATTATTTTTAATTATTTCATTCAATGCTTCTGGAGACACTCTCGAAAAAGCCATTTCTTTTGTAATGTGAGGATTGAAAACTTTTTTTTGAACTTTGCTAGGATCATAGTCAATTGTTTCTATGATTCTATTTAGTCCCTTTAATAAATCTTCATTAGCATCAACAGAAATATCTTCATAGATTTTTTCCATTTGCTGTTGTTACCCCCTACTAAAACTATTATACAACGATTGTTTAATTTATGGAAACATTTTAAAAAACAATTAGCTACCAAATATCAATAAAAGCTAAATAATCTGCAACTGTTCCACGAGGACCCGAATAATCTAGGGGCCTTTGATTTTTTATAATATAATGATGTAATAGTTCAGGACTATTTTTAACTAAGAATTCATTCCAGTCATTATATCCTTTGGGAGGAATGACATACAATAATTTTTCAGTTGTTTTCTTCGCCGTTTCTAAAGTGGTAATTATCGAACTCATCTTCAATGTGCCAGACTTACCAGCATTATCTCTATCCAAACAAAGAACTGCTCTATAATCACTTAAAAGCAATGCTTGCTTTTCACCCATGTTTTTGCCACCACAGGCAGCAGCATTAAGTTCAGCCTGTCTAAGGCTAATTGCATTAAATTCGCCCTCACAGATGTAAACAAGGCTGTTTGCGGCTGGCCATGGCCCAGCCATGTAGACCACATCTTCTTTTCCCACTCCAATTTCTTTTGGCGGACCTAAATATTTGCATTTTGAATTGCCCAAAGCACGACCATTGAAATAAATTAATTTTCCTTGTCGATCATAATATGGAATTATTATTCTGCCTTTATATCGTCCATCATTGCAAATATACAAACCATTGATTGATAATTTTCTTGATTCTAAATAAGTTTCAGCTTTTTGTCGCCACCAATTGTTTGTTCCTAAATCAGAAATCAAAAGGCAATTAGGAGGCAAAGACAAACCTTCTTTTTTCTGAGGCTCTTCATTTTCAGCAGGCTTATCTTCTGCCTTGAACATTTCTTCTAGTTGTTTTTCCAATTCTCTAATGCTGGTAATACCATTCAAACGGGCAATTGCCGTTTCTCTATCACAAGAATCAACAATCATTACAAGCTTTACCAAGCTTCCTATCTTGTCTGTTTTAAAGCAATGAAAAGAACCGTGTTTGCGTTTTTTCTTTCCGCCATCGGGATTGCACCATAAGTGAAAATCATCGTCATCTGGTTCAAATATGCTGTTTATTCTGATTTCGGGTGGGCGTACAATCACATTGTCCGCTCCGAAGCGATCTATTGCCCACTGTTCAAATTTTTTAAATGGCACGCCCATAACTTTACCTTTTGAAAAAAAATGACTAAAATAAGTATATGGAAAACAACAAACTAATTTGCGAACACATTTCGGTTTCAAGGAAGCAAACTTGGGATTCTTGCCAGCTTGCTTACAAGTACCGATACCATTTAAAAATGGTTTCAGAGGAGCCGATTCAGCCATATTTCGCTTATGGTAAACTTGTTCATAAAATAGCAGAAGTTTATGTTCAAGAGCAAGGGAAAAAAGCGATTGAAACAATTGCTTCTGAATGTTTGAAAGGAAAGATTGAAGTAGAGCAAGGCAAGCCGCCAGTTGTCTTAGATGCAGAGTATAAGAAGAAATTACCAGAACATTTGAGAAATATCAAGAAAATAAATGATCAAATCGGCTTTGATGGAGAACTTGAATGGTTATTTAAATATGATATGCAGCCTCCAGATCATCATATGATCACAGGTGTTATTGATCGACTTATTATTCGTGACGATAAATATTTTATTCTTGATTATAAAACAACTAAAAAAGGTAAGTGGCGCAAAAATTCCAGTAATATTGGCAAAGATTTGCAGCTTAGATGTTACGCAAGAGTAGTCAACAAGCATTATGGTGCAAAACCAGAAAACATTAGAGCAGCTTTGCTATACTTAGATGGAAATAACTTAGTGTCCACTAAGTTTACCGAAGAATCAATTATGACAGCAGAACAAGAATTGCATGAAGCATATAAACACATTATTTCAACAAATCCAGATGACACTTATGGTCGTGTAGGCGATCAGTGTCGTCGTTGTGATTGGCGTAAAATATGTCATGCTTTTAAAACAACTTAAGGCAATAAAATATATTCTGGTTTAAATTCTTCTTTTCTTCCGCTTCTATCATTGATTTTTATTTGTTTGGCACTGTTAGAAGCAGTTTTCTGTTCTAAAAGAAAAGCGTATCCGTTTTGTTTTTTCCAAAACTTATGAATAACTGATAGCGGTGTAAAGTATCCTTTGCCCGTTCCATCTCGATATTGTGTTCCCCAGCAAGTGCCAATATATTGACCGTCATCATTCATCAATCCGCCACCACTTCTACCGGGTCTTGGACTGTTTTCATTCGTCACTAAATCATCACCTTCAATACCAATCATTTTAACATCATAATGAGCAACTTCTGTTCCTGCGTCACAACCAACTGAATGAGCATGTTGATTTTCATTATAAATGTATTTAGAAGGTCCAATTGGAAAATAATTTGGTTCCCAATCTGGCGAAAAGGTAATTAATCCAGTATCTTGTCCATTAACATAACTATAAAAAATAACATTGGCCTCATATGATCTAGGTGAATCAAGTTTTTGGTCATTATGATACCAAACAATTACTTTGCACTTCATATTTCTTTTTTTTCCTTCATCAACATTCATTATTCCTTGTTGCCAAAGATGTCCACAAGTGGCAACATAAGCAAGTTTTTTTAAAACATCATAATGAATTATTGTTCCCGATCCTGATGCTCCATTAACTGCTATTTTAACTGATGGAGCAAGATATTTGCGGAATTCAATTCCCCTTCTAGGAATTGGATTTGGATTATCATTGCCAAAATTATCTCTTTCGAGAATTGGCATATTATCGAAAGAATCGATATCATGAAATCTAGATCCATCTTGATGTGATTCAACAGTGATTGTTTTGGCAAATATAAATATAATTGCAAAGATTATTTTTTTGAGCATTGCAACTCCGCTAATGTAAGACTAAAATATATAGTCTTTGGAGGTTTAATCATGGCGACTCTAACTGTGTCTCATTACATATATTTGTCAAGAGAGCAAAGATATGAATTGAATGATGGCAAGGATATTGAAATAGTTGGCATTTGTGTTCCCGTTTGGTTTCAGAAAGGCAATACCAGCGAACCTGCCCAAGAAATATTTTGTAAATATAAAATTTCAAATAAAAAAACAGGAGCTAATGTCAAGCAAATTGACGAGGGATTTGATATATCTATGCCAAGTTTGGAATTTGAAGATGAGAAAACTAATGAGGAAACAAAAAAAATTGTCCAAAAAAAGCTTGGAACAGCGGAAAATCTTCTAGACTTGAAAGATGGTGGACAAGAAATTTGTGAATTTAGAATTTATCAGAAATTACAAGTAAAAAATGAATTGCACCATCTTGTTCATTTTATTGAAATTAAACCAATTGAAATTTTGATGGATAGTGTTAATTAGGGACAATCATGCAGTCTAAGTGACATTTTCAAGTTAACAGTGTCTCCAGAGGCAAATGTAATTGAGGAGCTTAATGGAGCAGAAGAAATGAGAATGCCTGTGTTGTCTGCTGTTGTTGCCATGAATAGTTTGCTTACAGGACCAAATCCAGAACCAGATCCAGTGAAAATTAAAATTGGACTTGTGGCTCTATAAATTCCTTCTACTGATTCAATTGTAAAACCTGAAACAGAGCTAACAGATTGTCTTGAATAACCACCAGTTTCTGGTTCATCAACAAGAGATGATATTGTATCTGATATTTGTATTGTTGCTCTATTGTCTAATCCAAAATGATAAGTTTCAGGAACTACAGATCCATCGTTTGAAAAACATGCAGTAAGTAAAAATGCTTCTCCAAATTGATGTAAAGTATTTTTAATGTTTCTATCTTCCCAAATTACTTTTCCATCACGAATGTGTTGAATATAATCAATTTTAAGAATACCACGCCATGGATCAGTCATTTGTTTTTCCCTAATTTAAATTTGTGTTCTTTGCCTTGATGTGAAAAAATTAAATCTTGAACAGTAAATGTTTTACCATCAAAGTATGTATTATTCAATAATTTTTCTCCGAGACCCTTCTTTAAATAACAAATTGTCACATGCGGCAAATAAATTGAGTAATAAGGATTGTGTTCTATAGAGTTTCCAAGATTTTGATTTATTTTTTTTATGGCATCATTAGTTATTTCAACATGTAAAACATCAAATTTACTGTTCATTGTAAAAATTTTAATTTTACCAAGTTTGCAATCAAAATAATTTTCCGCCTCAACAATGTCTTTTATTTTTTTGATATTTTTTAATTTTATATCACTCAAAACAGTAGCATGTATATTGTGAACTCTACCATAATAATCATTTTCTGTGTATAAATGATTATCTGATATAAAATCATATGCCCATGAAATTATTTCATCGGATAAATTATCTGTTACTTCTGCCAAAATATAATTCTTATCCAAATACATTTTGCAACTCATTGTTTTCTTCATCGCTATCTGCAATTTTAGGAAGATTGCGACGATTTTTTATTTGTTCAAGTTTTATCATTGTGTCATTCAGTTCTTTATCAATTATTTTTAATGTATTGATATGACCAAATCCATTTTGAACTACATTCTTCTTTTTAACTTGATTTACTTCTCTGATATTTCTTTTCTTTTCAATATTTTCAACAATGCCAATTGCCTTGTTGATTAATATTTTAACTTCCTGTAATGCAAAATCATTTGGAGAATGTGTTAAGGCTCGATAAAGATAATTTTTTAATTCTTCGGTATTATTTTTCATGGAGTTGCACCTTTGATTAATTCAATCCAACGCACATTGGCATCTTCCAAAAGTTGATATCCAGTCACATCGCCTTCTTGGGTTGTTTTGACAAGACTACTATAATCAATTTTAACCTTCCAAAGATCCTGACCTTCATAAAATGGCTTGTTTTGCAATAAAGTTCCTTGTGGAATAAATGCTTTTATTCCTAATGCCACATCTCTTTTTTTTCTTTCAAAGAAATCCCTTAAATTTTCTGGCTTGCTCATGTAAAGCGTCATTATTTGTTTTATTTTTGGACTTTCTTTTAATCTATTAAGCAAATTATCAATTTGATCCCTCATTTTTTGCGGCATTTCTGTAAAAATCACAGTTGTAACATCAAGGTTTTCATTTTTTTTATTCATGTCAAAATGTGCTTGAAAATATTCACCAATACTAATTCTAGCACTATCAACAATCCAATCATCTGTTGGAATCAAAGCTTCGATAAATATTGGATGATTATCCCACGCTATTGACTCAATGATTTTTTCAATTTTAAAAGCCATTTCTCCTAAGACATTTCTAGATTTATCCACTAGCGAAAAAATGGTCAAATCTACATCTTTGGGATCAATTTTTTTAAGCATTAAATTTAATTGATATTTCCAGAATGCAGACTCAACAAACTTCAAAATTTCAGTGTCTTTTGAATTAAGGTAAAGCCAATTATCAAACTTTTGAATTTGTCTTGCGATATTATCTGTTTGCCCATTTTCTAAACAAATAGAAAATGATTCAATGTATGGATAGCCAATTTCCAATAATGATTTTTTTATTTTTGTAACATCAATTGTTTTCTTTAAGGCATCTTGATAAATTGGACTATTTTTTAACACAAGTCCTGATAGGTTACTCATTAAATGTTCACGATATGCATCAAGACAAAGAACAACACTTGGTTGACTTTGTTTTTTATTTTCAACAAATTCTGAGTATTTTTTAAACAACATATTTATAAACCATTATACAGTGACCAACCAAATATTATCCAATTGATTGCCCAGCCAAATTCACGAAGTAATCGATCACTTTTTCTTTCTGGAATGTAAGTAAAACCAGAAGTATAGTTATCTTTTTCTGGGGCCAAAAGATCAACATCATCTTCTGATAACAAATCTTCTGGCGAACCTTCAAGCAACTCCCTTTTAATTTCTTCGTAAACTTGACTTTTAACAATTTGCATTGCTTCTTTTGGTCTTTCTGCTCCCATAGGTAAATCACGCAAAAGTGTGTCACGAGTGTAAAGACCAATGCACATAGCCATTATGGAATCATCATGTTTGCCTTTTTGAGCTTGTGCTTTTCTAGTTACTTTATTATACTCAAATGTTTGTAATTCGCATACAAATCTTGAACTATTAATTCTTACTGTTTCATTGGTCAAACGATTCTGCAACGATTCTAAATATAAAGGTCTTGTAGTCGAACTCATTTTTATGCCGGGTTTAGAATTTACAGATTTTGTGTTTTCATAATGTAAGTTGTCATAGTATAAAGTATGCTGTAAAGAACTTAAAACTGCTCCTCCCGGTCCCATATTTTCAACAACAACCAATGCATTATTATAATAAGTGGCTACTTCATTAATTACTTGTGCAAATTCATGAGGGATAACCGTGTTGGAATAAAATTCAACAACTTGTTCAAGAGTTGCAGTATCAATGATTTGAAAAACACTACTATCATTATTATCGCCTTGACCTTCAGCACAATCCGCAGCAAGAATATATTCATGACCATCAACTGGTTCTTTCCAAACCCACATCGCACCACGATTTTGGTCACTTTCAAGCTGCGCCACTCTACCAGTTTGATTTGCCCATTTTGAATACAATTTTCTACTTGGAAAATTATTTCTTGTTTGTTCAGTCAAACTTGTAATAATTTTTGCAGTAAAATAAGTTTCACCCGAACCTTGAAACTCACGCAAAACTTCCTGACGAAAACCTTTTTCACCCAACTGTGCTTTTTGCTCTGCAACCCATTTCTCATCGTTATAATCAGGATGCTCCCAATAATCCAAATCTATAATGTGAAATTTATTTAATTTCTCTTTAGCTTCGTGATATGTTTGCTCATACCAGTTTCCCAAACCATTTACAGTAGAAATTAAGGTGCAAGAACCACCTGTTGAAAGAATCGGCCACATAGCCTTCCAATGTCTTTCCATGTCGTCAATGAACGCACATTCGTCTACTATGAGAAATGTAACTGATTTACCACGAGCAGCTTCAGGCGAATAAAACTTCAAAGCCGAACCAGTATCAGTAAACATTTTTAAATGGTCATTCCATTTGGCGTCTTTTCTAGGCTTTAACCACTCAGGCATATTTTCACAACTCTTATCAATCATCATCCCAATATCTGTAGCTTCTCGGTCAGTTTTAGATAAAAGCATAATTTGTTGATCAAGCTGAAACATGCATCTCCACAAACCCCACAAAAGAGTCACAGTCGTAAGACCTCCCTGTCGGAATTTGCTGATAATGTTAAATCGGTAATTCTCATAATCAGAAATAGTTTTTCTCTGATATTTAAATAATACAAAAGGAATAAGACCACGCATTGGGTGAAGAATTTTTACATATTTGTGACAAAAATAAGAAAAACTATCAGCACATTTAATTAATTCTTTCTTGCGCCTAATAGGATCATATTTCTCTAAGTTCTCAAATGGTTCATCAGGATCTATCTGAATTTCATACTTGTCAAAATAATAATATTGTGGATCATACTGGATTCTTCCAGTGTCAATGTCAATATTACCACCCAAATTGTAATATTCCTCCAAGCTTTTAAACTTAGATCTCCAAACAGATTGCTTTACACTTTTGAAATATTTTGGTTCTTCCATTTTATTTTTGCAATAAACTACTGCTTCTTTCTTGTATTGTGAAAGACAAAATTCTGATAAACATATATAGTTTTGATAAATTGAAAAAGAGACTTATTCATTATTAGCTCTTATATATCTAAGGAGGAAGCATTAATTGATGTCTATAAATAAATCAAAAATTAATGCAATTTTTTATGAAAAAGACATACATCATAGTCGTAACTCTCGCAGTAATGATACTTGTTATTCTCGCAATGAAAGAAAAATCATCTTTTGTTGAAGAAAAAGAAAATATCAACAATCCCTTTGAAAATCCTAAAAAAGAAGAAATACCTGAAAAAATAACAGTCGAAGAAGCAATTGCAAAAATTGATAAAATCGATTTAAGAAGAAATTTAGAATACCTTTCATCAAATGAATTGGAAGGCAGAATGTCTGGCAAAAAAGGCAATAAACTTGCAGCTGAATTCATCAGAAAGAAATTTGAAAGCTACGGAATTTCCACTGAATATGATAAATTTAACATCAAGCGAGTAAATCCGGGTCCTAAAAATGAAACAGGTGATGATTTTACTCAAAACATTTATGCATGGATTGAAGGCACGGATTCAGTTCTAAAAAATCAAGTTGTTGTTGTTGGCGCTCACATGGATCATATTGGCTATGGAGCAACTTATAGTAGATCTGGTGGCGGGAAAATACACAATGGAGCAGATGATAATGCAAGCGGTTCTGTTGCTCTTCTTGAAATAGCCGAAGCTTTTTCTGCCATGAAAGGACAAAATAAAAGAACCATTGTCTTTATGGCCTTTTCAGCAGAAGAAATGGGACTAAAAGGAAGCATTCATTATGTTAATAACCCAAAGTTCCCAAAAGGAGATCCTGACATTAAAAAACATGTTTTTATGTTGAATATGGATATGATTGGCTATTTGGGAAAAAGCAGAGCAGCAGTTTTTGATGATGGATCTAGCTCTCCTGATGTTGGTCTAATCATTAAACAATTATCAGAAAAATATTCATTTGCTAAAAATATTACCTTGCGAGGCACAAGCGGAAGTGATCATGCACCTTTTTATAATAAACGTGTTCCAGTAGCATTTTTACACACAGGACTACACGAATATTATCATACCCCAAGAGATACTTCTGAAAAAATTAATTACGATGGTCTTGAAAAGATCACAAAATATGGCTTTGACTTACTCTGGACTATTTGTAATACAGCAGAAAAAGTTGAATTTGATTATGGATCTTTTCAAGAAATGGATTATAATCATGATCATGGACAGAAAGATACACTTATTGAGGAAACACCATGAATAAAGAAGAAATAATCGAACTGTTGAATCAAGACCTAAAAAATGAATGGATGCACATGAATTTTTATCTGTCACACGCCAGTCGAGTGACGGGACTTCATTGCCATGAATATAAAGAGCTTTTGCTTAAAGAAGCAAACAGCGAAATGAACCATGTTGTTGATTTTTCAGACCTAATCATAGGTCTTGGCGGAACACCTACAACTCAAGCAAATCAATTTCCACTTTTGACAAAACCAAAAGAAATAATAGAATTTGCTTTGCAAATGGAAATAACTGTAGTTTACAACTATACCCAAAGAATCAAAGACGCACAAGAACTCGGCGGACCTGATGGACAATGGTTGGAAATTTTTTTAGAAAAACAAATCGAACACAGTCGTGCAGATGTTGATCATTATAGACAAATTTTACGTTGATGATTTGTCTTTTCTACGTTGCTTATTTATAATGTCAATGGACATATAAAGGAATACACAATGAAATATAATATTGTTTCGTCTCTTCCTGTTGCTCGTTTTTGGTACAAAGGAAATCACAGTCACCCTGTACGCAGAACCGTACTAATTACCAGTCAAAATGATAAATCCATCACTGGATATGAACTTCGTGAAGGAACAACAACAAGAAATGCTAACGTAGCGCCAATTAAAACTTATATTCGCAAAAAGATTGCTAAAACTAACAATCTCCGCAATGATAATCCTTTGCGAAAAACACCTTATTCTAAAACTACATTGGTCAGAAAACCACTTATGGATTTGATTAAATTAGGAATATGAATTAAATCATCCAAAATTTACAAAAGACACTACATATAAAGTAGTGTCTTTTTATTTTGAGGAATCAAAATGTCTTATTTTCAAAACCTTTTCAACGATTACTACGGCTATTATACTGCTGGAGACTCATCTAGTTTCAAACTTACCTTTAAGGTTCCTGCCAACAAGAATCATGGTGAGTTTTTCATTAACTGGAATACTGGTCCTTATGATTTCACCAGCTTTGGTAGCAATCTAACATTTAATTTCGCCTTTGACCCATCATTCAAAAACTGGTCAACTTTTACTGTCGATGTTGCTGGAGTTGATTCTGCCGCAACAACAATTTATGAAATTGTTGATATTCTTAACAACGACTCAAACTTCAAAGACTGGTACACAGCAGGAATTTACAACAACAATAAAATCGGAATACGCCAAAAAAGACCAGCAATACAATTTCACACTTATATCTCAAACTCTGAAGCCGAATTTTCTCTAAAATTCAATAAAAATGCTGGTGTCGCAGATATTCCTTCTTATTTCGACAAAGACACAATTGATAACCGCTTCACAAGCCAAATTGCACACGGTCACTTAATCAGACTTGGCAAGAGTATAGTTGAAAACACTGTTGCAAACCCAACAGTTTTAACTGTAAAAAATCATGGTTTAAGCAATGGCGATACGATTTACATCGTCAATAGTAATTCAACTCCATCTATTGATGGAACCCGAACAATAACACTTATCGACAATGATAGTTTTTCTATTCCAGTAAATGTCACAGTTGCTGGTTCTTCTGGAGAAATGCTTAATGAAAATGATTATCAAGTCATTGTTGATGCTGGAATTGATTATTCTACAATGCTCAGTGATTACGAGCATTTGCAAGGAAGATGTGATGGTTTCCGCTTTACCCAAAACACTCTTGATGCTTCTTCAAGAATTGTAAAACAAATAATTTATTCCGCAGGAGCATCTGCTGGTATGTTAGGTAGAAAAATTTCTTACACATACACAGGAACAAATACAACTCCAGATACAATTACCGAAATACCTTATGTCCTTACTTCTTCTGATATAATTTCTCCTTGAAATCATAAAAATTCCAATCAGCTGCTGATTCTTTGTAGCCACTTATACTTATGGTTTCTTTCTTTTTAGTAATTGTAGGGCTAAAAAAAGGCAAGTTGTGCAAAACACAACTTGCCCAATCTTTTTCCATCAATGATCGCCAGCCATTGCTGGTCATAAAACCTCAATCACATAAAGAAAAGAATATAACCGAGACCAAGGAATTGGACGGCAATAATTACTAGCATGATTTTATCTGTTGTTGACATGTTATCTTTTTGTGCAACATTCATATTTTCAAATTCTTCTGCAAGGCCAAGACTTTGAACTTTTTTTGGTTCTGTTTTTTTATTTGCATGATTAGCAATAGAACATTCACGATTAGTTTTGATTGCTGCTACAATTGCGTCAATCATTTCTTGTTTTGTAACAGGCTTATCAGCATCTAATTTTGTTTGTGCTACTACAGCAGGAGTGGCTATATGCTGAACGACTTGCATTGGGGATTTTGGCTCAAGAGATTCTATTTTCTGTTCTATAACATTGCCAGTCATAGGATCAATTGTTTCTAGCTTACGCTCCACAAGCATTGGCTTAGTTGTTTCAATAACTCTTTGCTGCAACCTAATTGGGCGCAAATCTTCGACATGTAATTCAATAACTTTTTCGCTTTGGCCGTTAGAATCAGTAGTTTCTACAACCCTGCGTTCGGCTCTGCGACCGTCTTCAAGGGTCCATTTTTCAATTTTAATGTTCTCATCCATAATTATCCCCTTTTTTTAGAGATTATGTCATATTATTTAGTTATCTTATTCTAATTTTTCAACATCAATTTTATTTCGGAAACATTTATCTTAGATCCAGCAAACAATATTTCTATTTGATTTTTAGCAAAAACCATGGCGTTTTCCTTGTTTTCTGATTGAAATTCATTCAAGTTTTTATACTCAATTCCAAGACCCCTATTGTATCGAATAATTCCTGTCCATGATTGTAGTTTAGGTTTTTGCAGCACGCTTATTGCATAATCAATTGATTTTGCGTAACTATCAAATTCTTGTTCTTCTATAATAATATTATTATTTGGAACGGCTTGTTTTTTTACAATGAATTTACCATTGCTGGGATAAATCATAAATCCATTTGACATTATGTTCAGCAAATCTTCGCTCATAAGACACCCCGTCAATTAAGTAAGGCCCCATTTTGATTTAAATTCATGCAAAAGTTCTTGTCTTTTTTTATTTGCGGCTTCAATAATTTTCTTTCTTTCATGTGGCTTTTCTTGCTTCTCGACTTTTTTCGCTAAATCATAAATTTTTTCAACATGATCTTCCCATATTGAATTAGGAACATATGCTTCTAATTCTCCTGCCAATTCTCTATAAACCTTATGTCCTTGAAACTCACAAATAATTTCCCTATGATGAAAATTAACAATTATTGAAATATTAATACCACGAGGCAAACCATCATAATATAAACCAATTTCATAACTATGATCTTCCTCATCAAGCATAGGCATTTCATTTTCTTCTTCTAAATAAAATGGATCTTGAAGAAATGATTGGTCAAATGATCTGCTTCCTTGTTGAATTATAGGCTGTCCAAGACGTTTTGCAATTACAGAAATTTTTCCTTCCATACCCATATAACCTTTACGCATAGCTTCTATGGTTCTTGCCTCTCTGATCATTTGCTCACGATTCATATTATGCACCCCTAATCCCTATATATATATGTCATGAACAACTAACAAAGGAGCAATATGTTTAATGGATTAATTAATTGGTTCAGACAAAAAAGCAACTTTATATTTCCAAAAAATGACATTGTTGAAGCTCAAGCTGTAGCACCAACTATAAAAACAACAAAAAATAAAACTTATTTGGTCGATCCTTCTTTGCCGAGTCTTATTATAGAAAAAGAAATTCCAACTACCACTGTTTTGCCTGTAAATGCTATCGGTGAATCAGGCGGCGGTTATAGTTTAGGAACAAGTCAACAACAAGCTGCTGGATTAAAGCAAATAATCAATGATGCACTTATTTTTATGAGCGGTAAATCACCCAAGAAAATTGTCAAATGGGCTGCAACCTCAAGACTTAGCCTGCAAGCCCGTGCAGGGAAAGACATTAATGCTTATTATGACAGGAGTAGCCTAAAATTTTTCTATTTTCCTGATAAAAAAACCAATAAAACCATTTACGCATGTGATTCAAGAACTGTTGTTGCACATGAATTTGGACATGCTCTTCTTGATATCCTCAGACCAGATCTTTGGAATGTTATGTCAGATGAAATATGGGCCTATCATGAATCATTTGGTGATATAGTAGCAATTCTCAATAACTTACAATACGAAGAACTTATTGATGCTGCTATAAAAGATAATCAAGATTTAACAAAATCAAATATACTAACACGATTAGCGGCAGAAATGGGTATTGGGCTTTATAATCTTACCAAGGGAAGTAATGGTGAATTGCCCAATTGTTTGCGTGATATGTCTAAAAAATACACTTATGCTCCGCCTAGTTCTTTGCCAAAAGATGGCAGAGACGATCAAATTGTCAATGAGTCACACAGCTTTAGTCGTGTGTTTACAAGCATGTTTTATAACTTGCTCATCCAAGTTACCAATATTTACATTGAAGCAAAGATGACACCAAAAGCAGCCTTAATAAAGGCACGAGACTTGATGGCATCTTATATTATGCAAGCCTCAAATAATGCTCCTAGAACATCTAAGTTTTTTAAATCCGTTTGTCAAGAAATGATGGTTGCTGACAGCAAAAATGGCGGAAAATTCCAAGTATTATTTTACAATACATTTGTATCTTGGAATATATTTGATGCTAATATTAAAATATTAAATAAAATGTCAATCGCCGATGTCATGAGAGACATACATGATGAATTTGACTATCAAGATCATGGTCAAATCAAAGTTCTTCGTGTAATGAAAGAAAAAACGATTGAACTAAATAAAATTCATGGTGTTGTTGCACAAGCAGGAAATCCACTTCTTTCAGCAGAAATAGAAGTAGCCTCACAATCAGCTTACTATTTCAACGAAGAATTAAATCTCATTGAAGCACATGAAAGTTCAGAACAAGAAATAATTGAGACAGCCCTCAATTGCATTTCAATAATTGAACAAAGAAACTTAATCGGCGATCATGAAAAAGCTGAATTTGAACTTGTAGAAGGAAAACTTTTACGCAAGAAAATTGCTTCTTGTGGATGCAATAAGCCAAATTATTGCATCCCGGGCGCTCCAGAATATCAAAAACCTTGGAAACCAAAAAACAATTCTGGTTGCGTTAAATGCGGCAAAGCAGATTGTGGACCAAAGTCTTGTGATTGTGAACAACCAAGTCCTGCTCAACCACCTAAAACTGGTTGCTATACATCAATAAAAACAGGAAAAGGAACAACATATAAAGTCGGAAGTAGACTATCGAGAAAGGTATGCTGATTTTCGACGATCCTTATTTTTTGTAGGCACTCCTTCTTCATTGTAATTAATAGTATTTGTATTCGCATCAATAGTTGAATATAAAAGTTCAGCATATGGCTTATCACCTAAAATATTGATGCGAATAGCTACTTCTGAAATATTTGGCTTAACCTGTCTAATGTGAATTTTAAATTCATTTTTAGAACCAGCTAAAATGTAATAACCATCACGAGTCTTTTCATCAGTTGAAATAGAATGACCCAGTTCTTTTAGAGAATTTTTTGTTGCACGATAAATTATTTTTAATTCTTCCTTATAGTATTTGTGGGCTTCTGCTTGTTTCCAGATAATAACACCAGTTATAATTGGGCTAACAACAAATGGTGCTACAGAACAACCAAAAATAAAAAAAAATGCTAGCATCACTAATTTTCTCATGTGTGCCTCCTATGATAGTTATTGATTAGTCTACTAATAAAAGGAGATTGTATCGTGAAAGAATATATTGACGAAATATTTGCAAATATCTACTTGGACAAAAAAGCTAATTTGTCCAAACCTTGGCTCAATAGTGTTAAAGATTATGACGACGACGATGACGACGAAGAAGATGATTGGGATGACGACGAAGATGACGACGATGATGACGACGATGATGATGACGACGATGATGATGATGATGATGATGATGACGACGACGATGATGATGATTTGGATGATGACGACGACGACTTAGATGACGACGATGACGACGACGATGAATGGGATGATGATGACGAAGATGAAGACGATGATGACGACGACGATTGGGACGATGATGACGATGAAGATGACGAAGATGAAGACGATGAAGACGATGAAGACGATAATTATTGAATAAAATTTTCAAAAAAAATAAATAAAAACGGGACCTAGATTACAGGTCCCGTTTTTATTTTAAGCAATCTATATATTTCATAATATATGCAAGGGAATCATGGGGAAAAATTTTTTATTTTTGATTATTTTTTTTACAAATATGTCAGCATTTGCACAAATGCCGCCATTTCCTTTGAATCTTTATCCAAATCCGAATAATAAACAATTTCCAAATGTTTATTTGGCAGTCGATACTAACCCAATTGTCGCATATGAAGGTCAAATAGATGAAGATCTATCTGATCTTATGGTTCAAATACCTATGCGTGATAGAGTTTTTAACCGAACAGGCATTCAATGCGTTTGGGCCTCAACAGAAGCTCTTGGACGCTATGCAGAAGAACCAAAGCTTATCAATTTAACCGACGACCCAGAATGCAAGAGCTATGCAGGACCTGCAAGTTATTCACGCAAAATGCGTGAAAGAAATATAAAATATATCATGACAAATGACATAAATGATAGAACTTTAATTATAAGGTCAGTAGTAAAAGAACGCCGTGGATGTATGTTTTGCGTTCCCGGTCATGCTATGGTAATGGTCCATTATGACGAAAAGAAAGGAATTGTTAAATATTTCAACAATTCAGACAGAAGCTTAGCAATCAGAACTTGGACAATGGCCGAATTCAATAAAAGATTTGAAGGTTGGGTAACTGTAATATATGCCGATAATGATATCATTACACAAAAATATGCTCCCAAAATACCAACACTACCTATAATCGACAGAAATAACCAACAAGGAATTTACGATAAAGAATACATCCTACAACCAGCTAATAATTAAATTAATTTTTTTGATTTTTGCATTAATGTCATTCCATTCCGCATTATTTTATCACTGTGAAAATGCATAAAGCTGAATTCTTTATATTCATCAACAAACCAATTTACTGTTTTTTGCTCTGCGTTTATAACTGCTACTTTTCCAAATTTTTTTATATTTTCACCTAATATTTTATGCATTTTTTTATAAGATTCAGGCGATTTTTCAAAACCATTTAATGTGTAATAACCAGTATCATGAATAATGATAACGCCATCATCCGACAAAATAGGAATAATCTTTTTCAAACATTTTTTATTTATTTCAAAATCATGAGAACAATCTAGAAAAAACAAATCAACTTTACGATTTGATAAAAAATCTGGACTGAAATCCAAACAATCACTTTCTATAAAAAAACAATTTTTTATATTCTTGCATAATTCTTTGGCATTATTCACACAATATTTTTTTTTATCCAAACCAAAATAAAAAGATTCACAGTCCTTCGCTAAGGCAAAATTATAAGCAGATAAACCAAATTGCAAACCAAATTCTAAAATCGTAGATGGCCTAATCATCTTAACGATTGAATAAAGAAACATCGCTTCGTCTTTTTGTATAGGACCATGTACATAAGTTTTATACAAATCTAAATGGTTAAGGCTATCTTTATTGGAATAATTAAAGATCATTTCTTGCCTTTTTTACAGCCACAATCCTTTTTCATTTTCTTAATTTTTGTCATTCTATCTTTAGCGGTAGGTGGTTTTTCACTATTAATATAAGTATTCATAGCCGTAGTAGGAACAGATGTGCCAAAACCATCAGGACCCGGCATTGCAGAAGAAGGATCTCCAGCACTACCTCCATAATTCTCTCTTTTTAACAACCAATCTGTAAATCTTTGTTCCATAATGAATATATAGTTTGGTGTGAATTTTCTTAACAAGGAGTGTTATGAAAAATGATTATATAAAAATAACATTTATTTTTCTCCTGTCTTTAGTTTTTTTTGCTGTTTATAACATCAAAAAAACGTCATCAATAACGACAATTGAACCAATAGTCCCAAAAGAAATTATAAAAGAAGAAATAAAATCTGAACCAAAGGCTCAAACCTTTGAGACAAGTGTTGTTACGCCTAGCTTTCTAACTTATCCACAAACAGTAGAACAAATTAAAAATTGGGAAAAAGAAGCAAATCAAATTGTTGAAACAGGAATATACGGAAAAACTAAAAAGGGAACAGATCTTTACTATATTCGCATTAACAACAAAGAAATAAAAGAAAAAAAACCAGTAGTTCTAATTACATCGGCAATACACGGCAACGAAACTTGGTCCTCTGGCATAACCATGGCCTATATTGGACACATAATAAATCAATACAACAAAAATAAAGATATAACAAACATTGTAAACAACAGAGATGTTTATTTTATTCCAGTTGTTAGCCCAGATAGTTATAATAAATCAAGAGATGTTGATGGAGTAGATCCAAATCGTGATTTCCCCAGCCCCAAAAATCCTAATCATAAAAGCACTCCAAGTATTGCTTCATTGACTGATTTTTATTGGAAAATTAGACCAAAAGCAGTCATATCAGGTCATACTTTTGGTAGACTCTTATTGATTCCATACGGCGACAAATACGGAATATCAGAACATGAAAAAGACTACACCAGAATCGTTGGAAAAATGGCAGAAATGACAGGATACAAAAAAATTCATTGCTCAGAACTCTACAACAAACCCATTGCTGGAACAGAAATTGATTGGTTTTATAGAAATGGAAGTATCGCAATCGTCTTGGAATTTGGAACACATCAACATCAACCAAGCCTTACAGAAATAACCAGTGAATTCAAAAAAACCAAAGACGCAATATCACATTTTATCAACGAAGCACCAAATGTCGCTATCACCGTAGCCGATGAAGAGATTGATTTTTCAAAAAATACAGGTATCGCTCAAAGCTATCATGAATCTTCAAACGGAGATTTGATCCCAGCAATTCAGTATTAAAATTTTTCTTATATTTTTCTAATGAATTAGGATTGAACTGAATTGGCGTTTTTAAACCTAAAACATCATTAATCAGTTCAATCCCATTACCTTCAACTAATTGATCATAAGTCAAAAGAATTGAATTATTTGTTTTTTGAGCCATTTCACATAAACGACGCAAACGAAATGTGTAATATCTCGCAGCATACTCTGGATCAGATTTATATTGATTTATTATTTGAGTAATAGTAAATTCTGGACTCCTAACAATATAAATAAAATTACAATAACTATATGATTCTTTTGATGTAAATTGATAATTTTTCAATAATTCATCCATATAAATTGCAGAAGCATTATTCATTTTATGAGTTTTATTCGTCAAAGTTACTAGATTAAATGGTGATTCATAAGCATTTAAACTATTTTGTTTAAATCCATGTATACGAGGATTTTCGTTCATGGCATCATATAATGCAGAGGAACCAGAACAAAGATGACTACAAATGAAAACAATTTTTTTCATATTAACCGTGAAATAAATATTTCAAACTTCGATAACTATCCATATTAAGAGTAAGGTAAATTAGTATGCCACCAGTATGGACCGACTTTTTCAAATTATTTAATTATAGCGCCGAGCCAGATCCATTGGCTCGACGTAAAGATCCTCGTCAATTTACTTCTGCTGGCATCAGCCAGCCAGAAGCATTGGGATCTGATATTAACAATGGTCAAGTTAGCGGAGGAATGTCCAGCTATCGCCAGACCAATGACATGATTGACACAACAACACTGTCAAATCGTGCCATGAGATATAAAGAATACGAAAGATTAAGGAATGTTCCCGAAATTGAAATGGCAATGACCGTATACGCAGACGAAGCTTGTGTCGCAGGTGACACCAAAATTGCCACTCCTTTCGGCTTCATAACAATTAAAGAATTAACAGAAAATAAATCTGAAGAACGATTTCTTGTTTATTGCTACGACTTTGATACAAAAGATTATACACTAGGATGGGCATTCGCCCCTAGAAAAGTAAAAACAGCACCAACAATTAAAATAACCCTAGACAACGGCACAACATATACAGCAACAAGCGATCATAGAGTTCTTCTTAAAAACGGACAATGGACAGAAACAGGAAGCCTTAAATTCGGCGATGAATTAATGCCTTTTTATAGAATATCCACTAGCATAAGACACAAAAAAATAAGACAAGGTCAATACCCCAAAATCCTAAGCACAAATAAAGGCTGGATTAATGAAAAACAATTCATAGAAGATTGGAAAACAGGAAAAACAAGCCGTGATTATCAAATTCTAAATCGTGCTTGCCGTATGATTGCTGGCGGTCTAACTACCAGACAAATATCCCAAAAATTGGAAATGGATTGGCACACCATTGAAGATAGAATGTACAGAGAAGGATTTTCACACAAATCAATAATACAACTGGAAACCATGGGCGAGACAAGACGTGTCGTAGGCGTCAGCCCCGGACAAGAACAAGATGTATACGATATTTCAGTAGAAAAACATAAATGCTTCGCCACAGATTCAGTTATTCTACACAATTGCCAACGTGACGAAAATGGAAATATCTTCAAGATTACAACTGATAATCAAGACGTTAAAGAAGAAATAGAATTCTTAATGCTCAACAGAAAAATGCTTAATCTTAATCGCCATGGCTGGACTTGGTTCAAAAATCTTTGTATTTCTGGCGATCATTTTTTGGAAATTGTAATTAATCCAGAAAATCCAAAAGAAGGAATTTATCGCTGCCTGTCTCTGCCACCAGAAACAATGTATCGCATAGAAACTGTCAAAAGCAGAGTTATCGAGTTCCAACAAAGCAAAGAAGGACCTGACTACCAAGCAATCGTAAGAGGATCTCCTACAGAACTAACTGATACAGAATTAGGACAAACAACTGCAATCAGATTCGCACCAAGTCAAATTATTCACTTTAGAATCGGCGATGATAGAAAAACATTTTATCCATATGGACAAAGCTTAATTGAACCCGCCCGTGCTCCAGCACATAGTCTTCGACTTATGGAAGACGCAATGGTCGTTTACCGTTTAGTTAGAGCGCCTGAAAGACGTGTTTTTTATATCGATGTAGGTCAACTTCCACCATTCAAAGCTGAAGCATTCATGGATAGACTTAAAGATCAATTCCGTAAAAGAAAAATTGCAAACAACAGCGGAAATGGCGGAGCAAACCAAGTAGATGAAAGATGGATGCCACCCGCTCAAGATGAAGATTACTGGCTTCCTATTCGTCCAAATAGCGGAACAAGAATCGATACATTGCCGGGAGCAGAAAATCTCGGTGAAATAGATGATGCAGTATATTTCCGTAACAAATTACTAACTGCCCTCAATTTCCCTAAAAACTATTTCAACAACGAAGATCCCGGCGCAACAAGGATAACACTTAGTAGCCAAGATGTAAAATTCGCCAGAATGATCGAAAGACTTCAAAGCCACTTTGAAGACGGTCTTCTCGAACTAGCAGAACGACACCTTCAACTAAGAGGATTTCCCGAAGAACATTATCGTGACCTAAGAATAAAAATGACACCCCCAAGCGATTGGAGAGAACTGTCCAGAGCAGAAGTCGTCAACGCACGCTATGGAAACGCTGGAACACTAAAAAGCAGCCAACTTATGTCAGATTATGACATAATGATTAAAATTCTTAAATATCAAAACGATGACGCAGAAGAAATGCTCGCCAGACTAAAAATTCAAAAACTCGAAGACCTCAAACTACAAGTCCTCGCACAAAACCCACAACTCCTCGGCGTTGGAATTCCCGGCCAAGAAGAAGGCGGCGAACAAGAATTGGGCGATAAAGAAGGTGGACCAAACACACAACCAGAACCAGAAGGAACACCACCACCAGAAGGACAACCTCCCGAAGGATTACCTCCAGAAGGAATGCCTTCACCTACAGCAGGAGAAGCAGATAAAGCATCAGCCGCTCAACCAGCAAATATTCCCGATGCAACCGAAAATGATATCAAAAAATTTGACCTTGAACTTCAAGATTATGAATCTGAAGCAGATATCGAAGACATTGACTACAGCGTGACAGACCGATGATAAAAGTAGGACTGTCACAACTGCCAACACTAGCCTTCAAAAATAGGCATATAGTTGAATATTCAACCAACGCAGGCTGTATGTATTGTCAAAAAATTTACCCTATAAGTGAAATAAAATCCTATACCGATAACCAAAAAACTTGCCTATGCCCATATTGCAATGTCGATGCAGTTATCGGCGACAAATCAGGATACGAAATAAATGAAAAATCTTTATCAAATGCAAATAAATATTGGTTTCAAAAAAAATAATTATTTAAAAAAAAATTACAAATATTTTTTTTATTTAATTAATCCTTGGTGGCTGAATAACCGTCAGCTGCATTAGGATATAATTCCTCATCATGCTTAGGCTTGCGACCATCCTCATTCCCTAATCCCTTTTCATTCATCCCACCATGATGCTTCCTACCTATATTTTGAAATGAATCAAGCCTGTAATCATTTAAAATATCTCTTATTTCAGGCTTCATTCTGTTCTGATTCAAAAATGCAACTATGTCCTGAGGAGCAATATCCATCATCTTCTTCAAAGCCTTTTTTACAACTTCCAAAGCAGAACTAGATTTTTCATCCATCCCATCTTCTGAATTAACAACAGGATCATGATCATATGAAGCTAATTCCTTTAAATTAAGATATTGTTGAAATGTTTTCATTATTTTGTCCATTTTTGTGTGTTAATGCATACTTATATATTGAGCGGAAACAAAAAACAAGTAATGCGGTGTGAAATCTAATCTTGAAGTATAGATACTCTCATTGGCAAGCATCGAATCGCAATTAAATTTTACGAACCTTATCATAAAGGGAGTCAACAGATCATGAAGAGAAAACTTATTTCTTACGATGTCCTCAAAGAACTTAAATCAAGATCTCTCACGACAGTAGAAAACGAACTCAGAGAAGCAAAAGATGTGCTTGCAACAACACTCGGTCTGGATGACCTAGACATTTACACATTCAGCGAATCAGATGTCACCTATCAGTCTTCTGATGGCAACTTCATCCACGCAACATATAAAGTCACCGATGATCAAGTCATTCTTGAAAATATTCAAGCACTGATTGTTGAAGAATCGAGCGAAAGAAATCACGCTCGCCAAACAGTCAGCAAAATGATTGACAGCCTTCTCGAAAATGACTCAAATTCAGCAGAAAGCCTTTTTGACTCTTATATGTCAATGCCTTTCGTGAAAAGAGAAATGTCAGTAAATGAAGCTGTTAAAGCAGTTTCAAAATCACCACTCAAAGGACGCAAACAAAGTCCTGCAACTATCGCAAAACGCACCCGTGCTCGCAACCTTTCACTCTCAAGAATGAGTCCAACAGATCGCAAGAAGCTTGGACGACGTAAAAAAGGTTCCTTCATTGCAAAAAACCTTAAGCCAAAAACCATGAGAGAATGGGCCGCAATGTGCGAAAATGTTCTCGGATATCTCAACTACGTCAATAACGGCAGCGTCATTAGCGAATCAGCAGTTAAATCCGACGACAATGGCAATGTTACCGCATTGGCCGTTCCAACAACAGAAAAACGTAAACAAGGCAAAATTCTTACCATGGACTTTAAAACCATGGACACAGAACTCAAAGTACTTCGTGGAACTATGAAAAATGTCAGCGAAGATCAAACATTCATCAAAGCAATGACTGATCTTAAGAGATATAACAATATCAGCGATAACGGATCTATGGAAGAAACACTCGAAGCAATCGTAGGACACTGGCCAGATCTACTACTAGTCAGCGAAAGCGAACTAGCAGAACAGATTAAAAATGCACTAACAATTGCAGAAGCAACTAACTTCGACGATGATACCTGCTTCTTTATGGCAGAAGCCATCCTGCGAACCGCACACAACGCTTATACCGACCGTGTAAAGAAAATCGCTCACCTCGCAGGCTATAATCGTGATGTCACAAGTGAATGCAAAACATGCGAAGACGCTTATCGTGAATTTTCACATGTATCACAAAAATTGTTCGACCAGATCGACGAAAATCACAACAACGAACTGGTAATTTTCGGCGATCTATACAACGCACTCCACGAAGTATATCGCATCGCAAGCCATAACGGCGACCAAGCTACTACCATAGAAGTTTCTGACTTTATGCGTGAATGCTACTCAATTATCAACAACACCTCACTTCCAAATATGGAACTAGCAGAAGCAATTGCTAACTACCTCGCAGATATACTCGAATCTAGCGAAGAAGGTGGAGAAAAAGGCTGGAGCCACGATGTAGAAGTTAACGCAACTGGCGAACACGAAATGACCAAATGGAATGCAAAACAAAACGGAACACCATTCAGCAACGGCGGTAACTGGAAAAGCCCAGCACCCGTAAGCGATGGCAAAAGCTATAACGGTAGCCACGCTAGCGAAATGGGCCACAACAGCTTAGGAAATTACGGGAAAGATACTTGGCCAAATGTCCAGAATCCTTTCCTGCCTAAATCAGTTATGCCAAAAATGAAAGAAAAAAGCGTAGTCGATGACGATGGACTAGGATTCAATTCATCTGGTAATACTTGGCCAAACCTGAGAAACCCATTGTCACTCAAATCAATCAAACCTAAACCAGTTGTATAAAATGAAAGGATTTCAATGGAAAATCAATTCTTACTAGTTGATTGCTGCAATAACGGTGGTTTTACCTTGAGCCTCAATGAGTCAGTCTCCGATAGGGGACTGACAAAATTCAAAGGTAAATTCCAAGAAGCAGAAGCAGTTAACAAAAATAAAAGAATCTACCCATATGCTGTTCTTGATGAAAATGTCAAGAAACTAGTACCAATAATCAGTAGCCGTGGATTAGTCGGAGAACTCGATCACCCAACTGACTCCATCATCCACTTTGAAAAATGCTCTCATGTCGTTACTAAATTATGGTGGGAAGGAAATAACCTAATGGGCGAAGGAGAAATTCTCAACACCCCTCATGGCAAAATCCTAAAAGCACTTATCAACGACGGAGTCCGTGTCGGCATCAGTAGTCGAGGCGTTGGAAATGGAAGAAGTGACGAGAATGGAATCCTTGTGATCGGTGAAAGCTACAAACTCATTACGTTTGACGCAGTAGCAGATCCCAGCACACATTCAGCCTTTCAGGAGAAAGTGCCGAGTGGAAAGAAAGAAAGTTATGTCCCAAATACCAATAATGCAGAATTTTCTAGAAATGCGGTAAAAAATGAAAACTCCCGCATACATAATGTCAGAAAAGATGCACTTTTGGCTTGCTTAGGCGGCATCATTGATCAGAAAACAAGAAACATTACAGCGAGGTTAGGCTAATATGGACAAGATCGTAGAAGCATTGAAAAATCTCCTACCGGAGAATGAAGTTAATGAAGTAGCTAACGCCGTTGGCGAACTACTTGATCAGGCCAAGGCTAGCCTTGAGACTGAATTCAACAGCAAACTCGAAGAGGCTTATGCTGAACTTACATCTGAATTGGCCGAAGCAGAAAATATTGCAGAACAAGGCTACGAAGAAGCCTACGCAATCATCGGCGATCTGCGTACACGACTAGAAATTCAGGGACAAGAATACAAAGACGCTCTCGAAGAAGGATACGAAGAAGCATACCAAATGCTCAAATCTGAACGTGCAAAGAACGAAAATATCGAAGTGAATATGTACGAAGAATATGATAACAAACTATCAGAAATGAAAGAATATATCGTCGATAAAGTCGATCAGTTCCTTCAACTCAAAGGTAGCGAAATATACGAACAAGCTCGTCGTGACTTGGTTTCCGACCCAAGAATCGCAGAACATAAAGTCGCACTCGACAAAATTGTTAATATCGCTTCCAACTACCTTAGCAATGACGATTTCTCAGAAATCAATGCAGAAAAAGCAGAAGAAGCAACTCGTCAAGTTGAACAGCTAAAAGGACAAATGAGAATCCTTGAAGCTAGAAATATTCGCATCAGCACCGAAAACACAAAGCTGAACGAAGCAGTTCGACAAGCACAAGACCTCATCACGGAAAGCCGAAGAGTCGTAACCCGTGAAAGAAAGTCCAATGTTCTTAGCGAACAGAAAGAAAGAACCATGAAAGCACAGAATGTAACGGGGAGAGGTAATAACGCTAGCGATAATGTTGTTATTGCTGAATACAATAACAATAACACTAGTAACTCTGACATGGACCAACTGTTGGTCCTGTCGGGTCTGAAACAAACCAAGTGAACTCCTTTTAGCTATAACGAAGAATAGGAAATAATATGAACGCTAATTCTAGATTTTTGAACGAGGCTAGGGAGCTAGAAACTCGTTGGAAGCAGACCGGACTCCTCGAAGGCATTCAGGATCGATACGTCCGCTCAGCTACCGCAGTTCTGCTCGAAAACCAGAGACTCATGAACGAAGTCTCAACCGATACTGGCGATGTTGCACAGTTCAAGAGGATCTCAATTCCTCTCGTCCGTCGTATCTATCCACAGCTTATCGCTAACAAAATCGTATCAGTACAGCCATTGCTCGGCCCAACCGGCTTGGTTTACTACCTCCGCTTCCGCTATTCCAGCAACAAGGGTGCTACCCGTGGCGCTAGCAATATCGGCGGTTTCCCCGGTGATGATGCAAACTCACTGATGCAGAGAGCCGATGGTACTGCAAACCTCGACATCTTCTACACCAGCCAGTTCATCCAGAACGAAACAAGCTCAACTGACGCTGGAGCAGGCGTACAAAGCGTGTTCGCTCCTCTTGAACACACACCAGTTCTCGCAGGCACAATGACAGGCACAATCTATGATGGCGCAACCGCTATCCAGACATTTACCGTATCAGCTGGCGGAACTTTCACCTTCTCAGATATCGGCACACCTTCACCAAAGGTAACAAGCGGTACTCTTGGAACCACAACTGGCGAACTAGTCCTTAACTGGAACGGCGCTCCCGGTAGCAATAACGTAGTTGTCTCCTATGAGTACAACATGGAATGTAACCAAGATCTCCCTGAAATCAACCTCGTCGTTGAATCAGAAGAAATCGCTGCTAAAACCCGTAAGCTCAAGGCTGTATGGTCCTATGAAGCACAGCAAGATCTCCGCTCACAGCACAATCTTGACGCTGAAGCTGAACTAACCGCTGTCCTCGCTCAGGAAATCAACCTCGAAATCGACCGTGAAGTCCTCACCGACCTTCGTAACAACGCAGGTACTGTCTCTGCTTGGGACTTCAACACCGCACTCGGCGAAACCATCAAGGAAAAGTACGAATCCCTTTATGTTAAGGTCGTAGAAATTTCCAACGTCATCCATCGTAAGACTCTTCGTGGTGGCGCTAACTGGATCGTAACAAGCCCAGAAGTTGCTTCAATCTTTGAAACAGCTACAGCTGGCTTCGCTCCTGCTCCTTCCGAAACCTTCACCTCAAGCCTCGGCATCCAGTATGTCGGCACAGTGAACAATCGCTGGAGACTCTACAAAGATCCTCTCTTCCCAAGCAACCAGTTGCTAATGGGTTATAAGGGCGATAGTTACATGGACAGCGGTTACTTCTACTGCCCATACGTTCCTCTCACCCAGACACCAGTTGTTCTCGATCCTGAGAGCTTCTGCCCACGCAAGGGAATTCTCACACGCTATGGCAAAAAGTTGCTTCGTGAGGGGGCAAAATTTTACGCACGCCTCAGTATTGCTAATTTCGTCATCTGATTTTCATGCAAGATTTACTATCGCAAAACCAAGAAAACCCCGGAAAAACCGGGGTTTTCCCTTTTTACAAGCATCTAAATATTTTCTCAAAATTGCTGAAAAAATCCTTGATTTCTAAAATTTGCTTACTATAATACCTTTGTGGGGCAATAAGAAAAAGAGGTGTTAAATGGAACCAAACATCATCGTGATGAGTGAGTTAAATCAGAACAAGCATTGGGCTAAGGAAGTCCTTGAAGTTGCCCGTAAAATAAATCCTAATTCATTCCTTTTCTATAAACATGAATTCATAAAAAAAGAACAACAGATCAAATCACATGTTAATTCATATACAAGCAACAACATGAGATCGGTTTTTGCAAGAAAATGCAAAGTAACAGCAATTGAAACTGATGTGATGAGAAAATTCTGTAATAAATATCACATTCAAGGAGCAAACACCCTTGCGATTATTGCATTTGGAATATTTGAAGGAGATGAGCTTCTAGGAGTTCTTTCTTTGGGCAGACATCATCGTAACAATGAAGATGTTTTGCTTGATAGGATGTGTTTTAAGAATAGTGTAAGGGTAGTTGGTGGAGCCAGTAAATTATTTAATGCTGCTTTAGTTTGGGCAAAAGCTCAAGGAATCGATAAGATAATCAGCTTTAGTGATAATCGTTACAGTCTTGGAACTGTTTATGATAAACTCGGCTTTACTTTAGAAAGTGAATTAGTTCCTGATTACTTTTATGTTGAGCGTGAAAACATTGAAAAAGCTTACAGCAAACAAAGTCAAAAAAAGCAAAATGTTGACTGTCCAGAAGGACTGACAGAAAGGGAATGGGCAGAAGAAAGAGGTTTGGTTCAGGTTTATGACGCTGGAAAAAAGCGTTGGATATACAAAATTAGGAAAGTTGTTACAAATTCATTTGCTACTCGCAGGCATGGTTTTTATGAAACTAAAAAAAGCAGACCAAAAACAATTTATTATCAATCAAGCTATGAGTTAAGAGCAGCAACAATACTTGACAACGATGAAGCTGTTGATTTTTATACTACTCAAGTTACAGCTTCTATTGACGGAAGGGAAAGAATTATTGATTTTCTCGTTACATACAAATCTGGCGTTGTTTCAATAATTGAAGTCAAACCAAGACTCAAAATAGAAGCATGTAAGCAACAAATTGAAGACAACAAGAAAATTGCTTGTGAAAACAGTTGGAGATTCCAGTTGTGGACAGAGAAAGAACTGGGATTTGATTCTGAATACAAAGCTGTTTGTTGGGCTGACATGTTTCTTTCAGAAATACAAGGAATTGATTATGTTGAAGAAAGAAGAGATCGTCACAATGAAAGTGTGAAAAAACATTACAAAAAACATATAGCTACAAAAACTGTAGAAGTCCCCTGTGTCTTCTGTAATGAGGTTCATATGGCTTTGAGGCTGACTTATGACAAGAACATAGCTAGGAATGGGCGATACATTTGTGAGCGTGAGGGAGGGCATATAGCTGGCAGCAAACCCAAATTGAGTTTGAGGAAAGATAACCCTTATTCATCTGATGGCAAGAAGGAATGTAATAAGTGTAAGGAAGTTAAATTATTTGAGCAATTTAGTCCTGACAAGAGCAAGCGTGATGGATATTGTACTATGTGTAAGCCTTGTCGTTCTGAGAAGATGAAGGCTAGTTATGCGAAGAAGAAAGAGGCATGAAAATGTGGGGATATTATGGTAGTAAATCGAAGGTTGCGGGGAAATATCCTGTTCCACGTTATTCAAAAATAATAGAGCCATTTGCTGGTACTGCCCAATATTCCTTATTGTATTGGGATCGTGAAGTTCATTTGATTGAGAAGTATGAATTGTTGGTTAATTTGTGGAAATGGTTACAGAAATGTAGCAAGGAAGATATTTTATCGACAAGGCGTTTGAAGTTTGGTGAATCTACGGATAATTTTGAGTGGGATTGTCAGGAGAGAAAGGATTTGGTTGGTTTTATCATAACAGGAGCACCATCTATGCCGAAGAAGACAGCATCGAGATGGAAAACAGTAGTTCGTCCTAACACACAAGATTATAAGTTACAGTATATTGCTGAAAATTTGGAAAAGATTAGGCATTGGAAAATTGATTTAGGTGATTATAGAGATGTTGAAAATTGTGAGGCGACATGGTTTATTGATCCGCCATATTATGTGGGTGGAAAATATTATAAGCATGGAAGCAAGTTGATTGATTATGATATTTTGGGTACATGGTGTAAGGATAGGATGGGTCAGGTGATTGTTTGTGAGTCAGATGGAGGAACTTGGTTGCCATTTGAACCTTTAACTGAATCGAGAGGCAACAAGAATGTTTACAAGGAATATATTTGGTTAAAGTGATTAAGAAGAAGAAAGAGGCTTGAAAAAAGAATAATTTTCACCAAATTGGCATAGTAAAATTACTAAATATTTGTTGATTTGTATAAATATATTGAATGTTTCATTATGTATAAAAATTAAATATTTTTTCAAGGAGATAAAATGGGAGCTACATCAGCCACAGGAGTCGGTAAGGGAGCAGCAGGTGTTACCCGTGGTCCCGGCAATAATCGCAATCAGTTTTCATCTTTGCTTGATCCACACATTGTTTTTCACGGAACTGCTTTCGCTGATGGTGGTAATGTACAGATTGATTTGCCATCAAGTGTTTACGATATTCCTCAAAATTTGACTCTTCTTTGTTCAACACAGGCATTTCTTGCTGAGAAACTTCTAAACGGAGACAATATTTGCACTGGATTTAGAGTATATACTTACAAGAAAGCTGATTTGGATTATGTCATCATTAAGAGTCCAAGTGGAAAATTTACTCCACTTGATGATGTCAGCACAAACGATTGATTTCTATTTATAAAAAAGGAGGCATAAATGGAAATTAAGATTGTTAAGAATGAAAAAAACGTCGAAATTATTCGTGCTGTGGAAAATAAAGGTGTAGCCACATTATCTTCGGATCAAAATTCTGGAGTTAGAATGGGCAAAATTTCCAACAAAGTTTTAGAGAGAATAGGTGGTCTTGAAACTTTTGTAAGGCGATTTAATAGACTGTATTCTAATACTAAATTAAAATTTACATTAGTTGATCCAGCGGCACCAGAAGTTGCACCAGAAGTTGCACCAGAAGTTGCACCAACACCAGAACCAGAAGTTGCACCAACACCAGAACCAGAAGTTGCACCAACACCAGAACCAGAAGTTGCACCAACACCAGAACCAGAAGTTGCACCAACACCAGAACCAGAAGTTGCACCAGCGCAGGGTTGAATTTAATTGAGCGTAACTATAATAGGTTATGTTTTACTTTATTCTTCCTAATTGTTGCATAGCATTTAATGCCAAGGTTGCATCAACAGCCTTGGCATTTTCTATTGTACATAAGTATTATCCTGAAAGATTGGTAGATACTTTAGAGAGGCACAGAAAGAACACAGAGGGATTATCTGCTGAATTCATAAAAACATTACCTGAATCTATTCAAAAATCCATATACAATGATAAATGTGATTCTGTGGCATTTTGGCAGAGTGTATGTTTAACAAAACCAAATCCTAATCCTCCGATTCTTTTATTGGTAAGAGAGCCTGTTGACAGGTTTATATCTGCTGTTGCTCATTTGCAAATTGATCCAGAGGTAACAATAAGTGCTTTGGAGTCAAATGGAAAGATGGTTTTTCAAAAACTGCCAAGAAACGCTAGAAATGACACTCATTTGTTGCCGCAGCATATTTATAATGGTCCTGATACAAAGTTATACAAGTTTCCTGATGATTTAGAGAAACTTTGTCGTGATGCAAATCTTGATTGGCCATTGCCTAGAGTAAATGAAGGCAAGTATACTAAGCCTGTTTTGACAGAAGAGCAAATTAAAAGAGTAGAAGCATATTATGCTGAAGACATGAAAATTTGGAATTCAATGAACGGTTAGTTATTCCAAGAAGAAGAAAAAAATAAATCAATAATCTTTTGGCATATGAATATATTTTCTGATTTCATAATCTATCTCAGGTTTATCGTGTCGTTGTAAAAAATATACATTATTTTTTATTTCAAAATCACAAATTTTATTTATGCTTTCCACATCGCTCAAAATCCATTCCCAGCTTGATTCGGCACGATGTTGGCCACAAACAGCCATGTAGATGGTATTAATCATTTTTCCAGACCTATTGAGGTTATAGCTACGATTATTGCCTGCGTTAAATTGCAGGACGAAATTGCTCCATTCTAAGGATGCTTCTTTCAAAATTCCAATAAATACATCATTATTTAGCAAAGATTTGTCTTCGATTACTTTCTTTATGAGTTTCGAGAAAATTTTTGGAGTTTCGAGTTGCATTTGAATAGCCTCTTCTATTGAGCTAGACTTGCCTTGAGATGGTTATTGTACTCTTGTTTAGTGAGAAAATAAAGGCCAATTACTTAAGAAAGTAAGTTGGAAATAATTAAAATTATTTTGTTTATGTTGATAAATAGTTTGAGGTTTTATGAATAATAATTTTTATGAATCGAGTTATCTGCATTATTTAGCTGGTGTTATAAATGAGGATCAGTATCATGAGATATTAGGATTTAATCTTCTTTCTCGTCCTGATACAGACAAGGGTATTTTAGGTTTATATGATATTAATTTTGATAACAACCTGATGCATATTGATCCTGTTCGTTCAAAGGATGGTCTTAGTCCAGAGCAAAGTCGTCTTGCTAGCAAGAGTAATATAAAGACTACTTTGGAGCTTACAGATGATCAGTTGGATGATTTTGTTGATTCATTTGGTGATGACATTGCGAAGCATAAGTTGAAGGTTTATAAAAAACATAGTGTTAAATTTGACCATACGATTAGAGATGCCAAGTTAAAGCTTATTGGTGACAAGTTGCACATTGATGCTTTGAACATTCACAGTGATTGTTTTGATTTTGTTTGTTTTATTGAGCTTTCTCCAGATCAGGTTTCTCAGATTAGAAGATAGTTATCATTTATTTTAATTTTTTGATATCATCCATCCAAGATGGTGTTTTATTGAATCTATCTGCGAGTCCTTCTGGGCTAGGGAAATTAGTATCGATTTTTGGTGTTGTTGGGTATATTGAGCGGCTGTCGTATGACCATGGTTTCCATTGATCTTTGGGCAATAATTTTCCTGCATCGTCGTATGTTGGGCTTTTGCTATAAACAGAATCTCTTGTCCAATCTGGGTTGTCGTATTGACTTGTACCGCCTTTTAGATAAGAGGAGACATCATCTCCGACATCTAATGCTTTATCTTGTGCCATTCCGAGTAGTTCCATTGCTTTTTTGATTGCAGGTGTTATGCCTAGCATATCGGAGGCTTTTGTGACAAGCCAAATAGCGAAGTCTTTTGACCAGTTCATAAGTTTTACGAATGCATCGTATCCAAAATTTCCAGTCCATTTTGATAAGAACTCGTATGTTTTGCTTCCTATTGCGTCGATGAATGGTGCTAGGAATGGGAACATTTTTCTGATGAAGTCAAATCTAAAGCCGATATAAATAGCTGCGCCCATGACTGTAACGATTCCGAGGGCCTTGATTGCTTTCTTGAAATATTCGTATACTTTGGCCATTGTTAATTTAGGTTTAGCTTTATTTTCGGGTGGATTTTTAGTTTCGGGTTCTTCTTCTTTGGTTGATTTTTCTTTATCTAAAAGGTTATCAATTTTGCTGATAACTTCGTTTTCAATCATAAGCAATTCATATTTGCTTGTTCCAGTTTCTATAAAAAATTGGTTTTCGTATTTTTCTTTGATGAATTCATTGAATTTGAGCATAATGTTTATTTATCATTGAATTTTTAATTTTTTATGATAATAAATAAATTATGGAAAAGCCTAAGTGGACGATAGGAACTGTGAATTGGAAGTCAATTGATTTCGTTGAATATCAGTTGAAATATTTTCATGAGTTTTCTGATGATTTTGAATTTTTAGTTTGTGATAATGAAAGTAATATTGAGACACAGAAATTCAAGGATCTTAAAGAGAAATATCCAAAATTGAAATGGGTTAATTCACAATGGAGGAATAGTGGTTGGGGGTCACATGGAATTGGTCTTAATCAATGTATGAAGAGGGCAGAGGGTAGATATATTTTGTTAATGGACCCAGATTTTTTTTGGATGAAGAAAAATATATTGTCATTTTTAGAAACATATTTTGAATGTGGATATCATGCTGTTGGGACAGAATATGCTGGAACTGACTTTCCGATGCCTTGGGGTGCAGCTTATATTACTGATGAAATCAGGGATTTGAATTTAATGGCAAAATCTTCTTTTTGCGAGAAATATGGAACGTGGGTATATGATAGAGATTATGATACTGGTTGGCAAATTAGAATAAGGCTTGGAAATAAACCTCATCAGGCGTTTAGACAGGTTCTTAATCAAGTGCCAGATTTGGGAAGATACAATACTGGATACTCACAAACATATGTTTATGACACAAAAGTTATTGCTCATCACTTAAAAGGTGGAAGTCAAATAGAGGGATCTTATACGGAAGAGCAGATTTTAGAAATTAGGGGTAAATACACAGAATGGATGTGGAGTCAATTATACGATTGATTTTAATTTTTATTTCACTAAATTAGTTTATGTCGAACAAATGGACAATAGCTTTAGTCAATTGGAATTCAATTGAATTTATTGAATATCACGCTAAATTTTTCCATTCATTTTCTGATGATTTTGAATTTTTAGTTTGTGATAATACAAGGCCTTATCAGTCGGAAGAGTTAGATGTTATTGCTGAAAAGTATGAAAAAGTAAAAATTATTTATCCTGATGGTAAAAACTTATCTCATGGTGGTGGAATCAATAATTGTTTAGGTGAGGCATCAGGTAAATATATTTTGATTATGGACCCAGATTTTTTCTGGATGAAGAAGTCTATTTTAAGAGTTTTTGAGCATTATTTTGATCAGGGTTATCATGCGATTGGAACGGAATTTTGGGATCATCCATTTCCGATGCCTTGGGGAGCAGCATACTACACTGATGAAATTCGTGATTTAGATTGTACGGCCAGAGTTGAAAAATATTGTGATAAATGTAATAATAAGCTTTTGGACAAGTGGTCTGATACTGGTTGGGAGATAAGAGTTAGGCTGCATAATCAGCCTCATTTTGGTTTTAGAAGAGTTATGTCTAAATGTGTTCCTTATATGGGAAACCATTTTTATTCATTTAATCCAATTAGTTTTGTATATGATGGTAATTTTATTGCTCATCATTTGATGAGGGGAGAATACAAAAACACAGATTTGCATAAAGATTTTGTCAATAATGAGATGATTATTGCGAGAAAAAAGTATATTGAATATTTCTGGAGTAATTTACAAGATTGAGGATTTATGGCTAGGTTAAAGTGGACAATAGGAATAACGAATTGGGATTCTTTGGAATTCATACAATATCATGCAAAATATTTTCATGAATTTTGTAGTGATTTTGAGTTTATTGTTTATGACAATGAGAACATTCAAGGAACTGCTTCTTTCGATGATATTCGCAAAAAATATAATAGAACGAGAATAGTTCAGACTCCTAGTGTATCGCCGGGATGTCATGGACATGGTTTGGGATTGAATGCATGTGTTCAAATGGCTAAAGGCAAATACATTTTGCTAATGGACCCAGACTTTTTTTGGATGAAGAAAGATATATTGTCATTTTTTGAAAGTTATTTCAAGATGGGATATCATGCTATTGGCACAGAGTATTGGGGGAATACTTTCCCGATGCCTTGGGGTGCAGCTTATATTACTGATGAAATTAAAGATTTAGATTTGAGGGCCAAATCACATCCTTGTAATAAATGTAACAATTGGGTTTATGATCGTGATTATGACACTGGTTTTCAATTAAGAATAAGATTGAAGAATAAGCCATTCTTTTTCTTTAGAGAGTCTCAAAAGAGTTCAATTCCTGATTTGGGAAAATTAAATGACATGTATTCGCAAACATTTGTGTATGATGGGCGTAACATTGCACATCATTTAAAGGGTGGTAGTCAACCAAAGGAAGGCCAGAATA